TGCGCGGGATCGCGAGGCTCCGCGTCATCTATAGACTGCGTAGCCAATATCTTATCCACGTCCCGCACACCAAGCGCCTCATACATGCGCCGGTAAACTTCCGGAATGTTATGTATCTCAGGGGCCTGCATAGCTAACTGCAACTCAGTCTGAGCCAGAGTAATACGCTGCGCCTGAGAAAAGACATTAGGATTAGACACCGGAACAACATCCACGCGATCATCAAAGTCTTGACTTCTCACAGACTGATCGGCCCCGGCTACGCTATAAGGATAGTCGTCAGGTAAATAGTCCGCCATGATCTTGGCAAGCAGCTTGAACTCAATGCGCATTGCATAATGCAACCGCTTGTGAATTGCACTCATCACCCGCGTGCCCTGTTCCAACATAGCGATAGTCGTTCCGACCGCCGCCTGCTGATTACCGTCACCAACCTTCAGATCAGTAATCGTGGCAAATCGCTGTGCCGCGTCCACTACAAAACCAAGTAACTGGAATAACGTGGGATCAGGCCCCTTGAACGGCAACGGCATCAAGCTGTCTCGAATTGCGCCGCCCGGAGCGTCCACGTCTCTAAATTCACCCGGTTGTAACGGATCATCATCGTCCCTGATCCGCAGTCCGCGAGCTTTGAAGCCTGCCGGAAGATTATTAAGAGTCCCGGCGTCTATCAACTGCCGTAGAGCAGCCGTCGCGGTCCGCGACAAACCACCAATAGTATGAATAAGCCCCAAGCCATAAAACCCAAATCCGGGCAGGAACTTATAATGAATAAAGTATTGAATCTTCTGTTTTAGCTCGTCATCTTCCTGAAAGTTACGGCGAATAGACAGTATCTGCCCGTTATCTTCGCTGAGAGTAACCACATAAGGAATCTTAATTCCGGTGGGCTCGCCTTCCTCATCCATCTCTTCATAGCCCGGAAGGTCCAGATCCACATGGCACTCAAGCAACGTGCAGTCATAATCCACATTAGACGGCTCTACGCCAGAAATGTGGTTAAGTTCTTCTGAAACACTATTGCTGTCTTCCTGTGCCGGAAGTACCGGAATATCCCGGTAAAACCCGGAAACCTGTTTCTTGCGCAAATCATTGAGAGACATTCGAACGATGTTCGTGATGTTCGGACACGTTTCTAAATCATTTGCCTCATACGGAACAATCAGGTTTTCTGCAGGGACAAACTTGGAAACTGCTCTGTCCAAGCCTTCGTCAAAATAAACCTTCTTAAAGGTAGACCCGGCTAACGGTAAATGAAACAGCATCTGGTCAAACTCGGGCGTGTACTCCTCCATTACATTCATAATGTAATAGTTCATAAACTCTCGAACCCGCTGAGACTGCTGTTCTTTTTCGTGAGTAGGTGCGCCTAAAACTACTGTTCTAACAGGACCGTCCGGCGGCAATAACTCATTAAATGCCTGAGCCTGAAACTGTACCGCCGCTTCAGCAAGAATCGGATGCGTAACGCCTGTCGCTCCACGAAACGGCTGCGTGCGATCCTGATAATTAAACCCAAGTAGTTCAAGGCCCTTGGAGTAGGCTTCTTCCCATTCCGAGCGCGAGGCTTTGTTAGAGTCGTACTCAGACATCAGATTACTGGCAAGGGAACCAAGCTCACGCTCTTCCATGCTCTCAGCCAGATTGTCATAAAAGCCCCCTGATTCGCGGGCCTCGGCTCCCGGATCGAAGTCCAACGTAACTCCGCCGTCTTCCTCTTCTATAATTTCAATCTCATCCACCGGAAGAGCTTCTTGTGATTGTTCCTCTACCGGTAAATCCATGCCACTATCAAGGGCTTCCGCCTCAACCGCGATCATTTCTTCAGGATCAAGACCGGTGCCTTCTCGTTCGATCAGGGAAACAGGTGGGTTTTTTTCTGCCATATCAGCGTCCGCCACTAGGTTGTGTTAAAAAATCCTCTGGCTCTTTAGGATCTTGGTTTCGGTCTAGGAGATAACGACCGTGAATCATTTCAGGAAGTTCCGTTGCTAAATTTGCCTGCATATAAGTTCTTCTTCCGGAAGTAGGGCCCCCCAAAGGAGTGGTAATACCTCTTGTGTTCCGAGGATTACCTAAAGCCGCGACCGGAATTTTTCTTTGAAGGTCGCCTAATCGCTCCATAGCCCGAACCGCTTTATACCCTTTATACCCTAGCTGCGCTAACTTAGCAGCGGCTGCTGCTGGAGGGAAAAACAGTAACGGCAGTAACGCATTATCCAGTTTACTGGACGGATTATAAACAATATCCGTAAGGTCCCTCATGTCAAAACCGGGCCGATTTTGAAGGTTAAAGAAGCCCTCTTCAGCTATAAAACCGGGCTCTTCTGCAGGAGCGGTAGAAGGCTCTACGAAAAACTGCTTTAGCGTCTCCCGCTGTTCCGCAGTTAACGAACCCTGACTCCTAACTTCTGTTCCGTCCTGAAAGTGCTGAACACCACCCCCATCCTGATAACCTCTTGCTTTTTTTGCCTCATTCCATTCTCTAAGATCATATTGATAATCGTAACGATCTTCGCTCCCATAGTCAGACCTTTTAGGTCTTGGTCCAAGCTCTGGAAGTGGCTGCGGAGGCATAGGTGGTGGCGGAGCTACCTGTGGAGGCATAGGTGGTGGCGGAGCTACCTGTGGAGGCTGCATTACAGACCTATAATCATTCAAATCATTTCTGTAATCCATGCCTTCTTCTTCGCCGTAGTCTGACCTTTTAGGCATAGGCGGCGGCATCACCGGAGGAGCCACTGTCGGAGGAGCTACTGTCGGAGGAGCTACTGTCGGAGCGGCCACTGTCGGAGCGGCCACTGTCGGAGGCGGCGTAGCCACTGTCGGATTGGCTTTATTCTGCCACCACTCGTTCTCAGCCTGCTTAAATTCTATATGGCCCCCTTCGTCGCTCGAACCAAAGTCCGATCTCTTCGGGTAGTCTGAGTAATCGAGGTTTTGCATAGCATCGGGATCACTAAACTGACTCGTGAATCCCTGCCCTGCACCCGGAATATTCGGGGCAAAATAAGTGTCCGGGGCTAGTTCAGCCGCCGTTCCACCTAAATAATTACCCGTGGTTATCCCTCCCGGAGAAACAAATTCCAAAGGTTCAGTAACAGGGGCCGCAGCATACGACTGATCCATCGTTGTATCTGTGGGAGTCGGAGGCGGTGCGGGGGCCGTAGTCGGGGTAGGCGCATAAGTCGGGGCAACTACATCAGGTGTATACACCGAACCATAGGGAGAAAAATTAGTCGGGGCAGGTTGAGCAGGAGCAGGAGCAGGAGCAGCCGGACTTAAATAGTCGGCTGCGTTAAAAGCCGGTAGCGCAGTATCGGGCTGAAGAAACATACCGCCGCCCTGCTGCGGCTGCACGGCCCCTCCGTCCTGATAGTCATTTACTCTGGCGTAATTGCCTTGTGCAATAATTCTTTGAATCTCCCTTTCCGCCTCTTCTTTAGTCTCCGCCTCTATTTGAAACCCAATACTATTATTACGATTGTCCTGCTGAGAATAGGGATTCGGCCCCTGACCAGGAAAGTGTTCCAACGCCTGCAAAATACCCTGTGAAACGCGAGGGTTTCTTGCTTTTGAAGCAAGCCAGCCCGCAGCCAGATGCCTTGCTGCATCCCCCCTGCCACCATAACGCTCTTCTTCAGGGAACAGGTCCTGTAAACTCTCCGCCCAATCCTGATCTTCCTTAGAAAAAACACCAAAAGCATTTCTAACTGTTGGCGAATTAAACAGGGCTTTGCCCAAAGCAGCTAAACCCCTGGGAACATCCATTAGCTCATAGGGCTGCTCCGGAATCCGATCATCAGGAATCTCAAGGGGGGTAAACGCCTCGCCGCCGTCCTGCATATAAGAGGTTCCACGTGGAACGTGCATTGGGCCAAGGCCCGTGGGGCGCGATGCGCCTGTAATTCCTTTTGGCATAGGAGACATTATGGGTCCTCCGTCTCTTTTTTGCACCTCTGGACCGCTAATGATCTTCGGCAAATTTTCATCGAACACGACGAAGTTACTTGTGCCTTCCTGTGCGGCTCTGGAAGGGCCGTCATAGTATTTAATGCCGGGAATACCCGCCGCGTTTAATGTAGCAGAGGCAGCGGGAAAATCTCTTCGTACATCGTGAGGCGGATACCCACCTTCTTTCCTAGCAAGTAAACTATACGCCACCGACCCTTCTTGCTCTAAATTAGCAGTCAAAAATCTTTTCTCTACAGCTAACTCATTAGCGCGCCTCTCTAATTTAACATTATCAACAAAGCCTATTCCTCCGGCTGACCTTGTCCCTTCAATTTCCGCCAACTCATCGTTGACTCTAGTCAGTTTGATTTGTGCCTCTGGATCATGCAGCCCCGCATCTGAAAAAAACTTTTGAATGTCCTCCGACTGCTCAATCAACGGCTTATCCCAATCCAACATCCTGGAAATAGCTTCATCGGGGATGTCTACTTCGTAGAGATAGCCGGTGTTAATCGAAACGTCGCCCTCCTCCATCCATTTCCGAATAACTCTAGCTGCCGCATGATCTGTAGCTGCGAACTCTCCTGTCGTTTGCTCCAATGCGTCTAATGTCTGTTTAGGGGTTCTGGTGGTCCCCCCAACAATAAGATTGTTCATGGCTCGTCTTTCGTCAGACCCCTCTGGTAACTGTCGCCAAGCTATTGTCCTATTCCCAACATTGATAACGGGATTGAGGCCGACGTGGGGCGACGTCCATTTCCGATACCACTTCCCAGTTTCAGGGTTCTGAGCAAAATACAACCCATGCCCATAGGCTTGAGCGCCTTCGCCTGTGCCGATCTGTGAAGTCCGGAATCGTTCAAATCTATGCGGAGAACCGTGCCATGCGGTAATACCCGACATCGGAGCCATCGACAAGCCTTTCAAAGCAGCAATGCCCTTCGAAACAGCAGCACCCCCGGGCAACACCGCCGCAATCGCGTCCCACTGAGGCTCGTTCAAATCAGAGAATTTGAACGGCAAACTAAACGGGTCTGTGCTTACCTCCGATAAATCAACCAACTCTCCCCGGTACTCAGGATCTCGCAAACTTGACGCGAAATGTGCCGCCTCCGCAACATCCCCTACACCCGTCGGCTGATACCGAGCAAGCTCCAAAAACCCCGGACCCAAAGAGCGCGCCATCGCCGGTACATCACGTAGCGTGTTGGGCGAACCGGGGCCAAGAGGCGTATCTAATGCCCTGTCTAAAAAGGAGTAATCTCCCCCATTCCGGAAACTTTGTATGCGACGAACTGCGGGGATGCCATTAGCCATAATAGGCGCCCGCGCGAATTCGTTGTGTGGCTTCTTCCAGACCCAGTTCATCACTGGGAACCTGAACAAAATTGCCCTGACGATAACGCATTAATGCCTGTGTCATACTGTCTACCAGATCATCGTAC